CCTCGTTGTACTTCATGTACGTGAGGGAACCATGTTTGGTAACCATGGCAATCAACTTCAGTAAGACCCCTGCCGCATACACCAGAATTCAAGGTCTATGTCTAATAAGAAAAGATTAAACAAAGAACAAAAATTCCCGGAAAATAAGACTGGGTATCTGGCTAAAAGACACAGTCAGAAACAAAATAAAAATATTTTGCTCCGTCGTATGCTTAAAACCGTCATACCAGAAATATTCTCCTGTCCTGAAATTCAAAATATTTTCGAAGTAAAGTATGAATTCATACTTCACTTAGAGAAACATAAAGGTTCTGAGTATACCATAAGATTTCTTAAGGCTACAAAGAACTGTGTTTGGTCATTACTGACCAAAGACAAATTTCAAGATCAAGAGTACGCGAAGATTAGTATTGGAATAGATAAAAATGGATGGCCCAAATGGTTGGGACCTCGGCTTCAGCGCAAGGTCTTAATCCATAAGGACATCCAGGCGATCAAAGCTGTTATGACACTATGTGCCATGCAGATGTTGATCACCTATCACTCCAAAACAAATCTTTCATCCATAACGAAAGACACCGGTCTAGGGATTTCCAACAATTTAATGTTGAGAAAACCTGTCAAACGGATTATTCGTAAACTAGGCAGCAGATTCATTCGGAAACCATTGATGAAGTCTAATGTTTTCCTAGATGGAGATTGCAAGATCATAGATAATAGGGCTAAAAGGAAATTCTCCTTTGAACCTCATTACAAATGGTCTATGAAATCTTCACCAAATGGAATCAGCTTCTTCTCACTACTCAATGATATAGTAGCAATTAGAATAGACGGAACGATGTTCAAGCTAGTCGAATGGGCTAGTACCTATTATGATACTAACACCGTGACTAACTGGTTCGATGAGGCCATAGGCTTCTACGAGGATTTACGTGTTCCGGAACATCCTGTTTTCACAGGAAAGATTTCGGCTACACAAGAACCTGGGAAGTTAAAGCCCAGAATCTTTGCCATTGTGGATACAATCACACAAACACTCTTATCAGATTTTCATGACGATTTAATGGCATTATTAAAAACAATACCAGAAGATTGTACATTTAACCATGATAAGGTGAGTGAGGTTGCATTCCAGTATCATCAAAAAGGAAATCCGTTTTATGGATATGCCGATTTGAGTGATGCAACGGATTCAATCCCGATGAGTTTCTATGTCAACATAGGAAATCTTCTCCGACCAAACCTTGGGACGAAATGGGTGGCACTTTTTGGCCGCAAATTTCATCTAAGTAAGTCTGTTAAATCTCACATGGATAAAGAAACAATCCAGGAGCTTGGAGATTCTGTTACTTATAACACAGGACAGCCAATGGGTGCATTGTCAAGTTGGCCTTTTATGGCCCTCTTACAACACATCCTTGTCTGGAATGCGTTTGGCAGCAGATCTCAAGCAAAAGGAAAGTACCTTATCCTTGGAGATGACATC